TTATGCGACATCGATCCACTCAGCGCCACGACTGTCGCGGTAGAGATCGGTCATCTTGGCCGAACGGTGACCCAGCAGTCGTTGTGCGTCTCGACCCTCTTCCTCATGCAGTCGTGCCGCCAGCGACCGCTGCTCATGGAAGGTTGGCGGGCTGGCGCCCAAGTCGAGGCCAAGCTTCTCAGCCGCCCGGTCACGGGCCGCGGCGAACTCTTTGCTGATTGTGTCGAGCATGACGGTAGTTCCCGCCTTCGCGCGGCTGATTGTCCGGTGGTGATGCACCAGGTGCTTTGACAGCACCCGATCCCGGCAGCGCCGTATCACCTCACCCAGGCTCAAGTCGATGCATTCCAGTGTGACGCTGGTGCTGATCCTCAGCCTGGCCCCCGTCTTCGATTGGACGACCTGCAGGAATCCGTCCACCTCATCCTTGAAAACGAATGAAGCGATGTCCTCCCGGCGTTGTCCGGTTATAAGGGCCAGTTCCATAGCCCGCTTGAGCCACGGCTGGGCGGCCTCTTCGTAGATCGCCTTCCACAGGTCGAGGGTCAGGCGTTGGCGCTTGACCTTTACCCTTGCAGCCTTGGTGGCCTCTACGGGGTTGGTGTCTACCCAGCCCCTCGCCATGGCTTCCATGAACAGGTCGCGCAGCAGCGACCGCATCACCCTGGCCATCTGCGCCTTACCTTCCTTGACGAGCGCCGATAGGTTGTCGGCGATGTCCATGGTGGTCAATGAACGGATGCCGCGATCTCCGAATGCCTTTTCCAGGCGGTTCAGGCGCATGTGCAGGTTGCGCATGCTCGACTCTGAAAGCTCGCGCTCCAGTAGGATCTGCCGGTATTCGACAACCCATTCACTGAATTTGCGATCTGGCACCGTCGGCTCGGGGGCCATGCGCGCCGAAAGGGTGGGCGGGACAACTTGCAGTGCCATGTTGGCGGCGACCGCCTCCGCGATCGCTTTCGCCTTGTCGCTGCCCAGGCCAAACATCCGGCTGCTCACGGGATCGCGGTACGTGTAGTAGGTGACCCCGTTTCTCTTGTCGGTCTTTCTGTAGAGGTTGGGCGGTAGATCCTTTGATCCAGGATTACGCGGCCTGGGCGCCATATCGTGCACTCGCAATTCGATTTACAAGGGAGCTGCCCACAGGAACGCGGGGCAGCGGCTCTGGCTCCTGGTAGCAGGCATCGGCCTCAACATAGTAGCTGCGGCCGTGCTTTACCGGGGCCGGGGTGATCAGGCCCTCACGGGCCCAACGGCGAAGGGTGTTGCTGCTGGGCGGCGTTCTGAAGTGATCGTGCGCCCATTCGTCGAGTGTGACTTTGCACATGATGGTCTCCACGCCGCCGGTGGCGGCAGGTTGGCGGTCAGGCCAGGTCAGCCAGGGCGAACACGATCCCCCGGCAGTATTTCTCTTCGCCCTCTACGACTTCGAAGGTCGCATGCGGGATGTCGGTCTTGTAAGTCCAGCTGTAGCCTTCTTCCTTGCACCACAGAGCCTCGATCGGCTTGGCCGACTTCTGGCGCAGGGTGTGCTCAGCGAGCTGCTCATCGCCATCCAGGCAATCTCGATCAGGGAGGACGCCGTCTGCATCGACGAATGCGGTGCCACCGTCGTAGCAGCTGATCTCCTCGCGCCGGGCGCCGTAAAATTCCATCAGGTCGTCGCTGGCGCCGCAGAGGATGATCAGGCCGGAGCTCTGCGCTGCGGCGATCAGCGTCCCAGGGATGCGTGTTGGGTATTCGAGGCCGTTCAGCTGGGCGGCCAGTTCTTCGTTCGTCATGGCAATAGCTCTCCATGCCCGCGCATGCCGGCGGGCTTGAGTAGTAGGGGGAGGGGTTACTCGCTGTATTGCTTGCGGATGCGGCGGGCGATGTCGCGGAGTTCGAAGTCCATCTCGAACATGTAGTTGTTGTCCCGACGCGAGACGACCGGCGATCTGGTGACGTTCCGACCGCCGAGGATCCAAGCAGCCAGCAGGATCAGTGCAGATTCGAGCTGGCGCCGGAACCAGCCTTTGCGCGGGATCATCGCGGCCCCCTGTAGATCAGGTAGGCCATGTACATCAGGGGCAGGATCATAGAAGGTGTCCTCCTGATTCGAGCAGGCCGTCGCGGTCCTGGCGCAGGTTGTCGCGTTCGGTGGCCAGGCGCTGGATCTCGCGGTGCAGGTACTGGGCGATGGTCTCGCCGCCGCGCAGGTCGCTGGGCTTGACGCCTTTCAGGATGGCCTCGAGCTCGTTCACGCTGAATTGCTCGATCATGGCTTCCACCTCTTGCCGACGCGGTACACCATCATCATGTTGTGGTGGAGTGGCACTTTCAGGACGTGGTCGAAGAACTCGCCCTTTCCAGAGATGAATCCAGTAGGCACCTTGGCTCCTCCGGCGCCGAATTCACGCCAGCATTCTTCGCCGCCGTTCTTTTCCCAGTAGGCGCGCTCGCGCTTTGGAATCTCATCGTAGGTTTTTTCGAACACGGAGATATCCGGGATATCGCAGATCCGGCGCCATGCGGGATTGCGTTTGCACCATTCAGCAGCATGCTGAGAGGCTTGATCGACAGAGTAGAATTCCTTTGTGCTTTGTTCGGTCATGGCATCAGTTCCTTTGGCACCTGGACGGTATCGCCGAGCTTGGCGGCGACGTAGGCGCGGGTTGCTGCAATCAAACGGTTTTCACCGCTGCCGAATCCCGCGCGGGCATCGCCGTCACCGAGATCGATCCAAACCTCTGCGCCGCGGCCTCCGCCAAGCACTTTGGGAACTCGACGCTCTTCCGGGTCGATGCGCTCAATCAGTGGCCCGCCCAGCGCCCAGTCTTCCCACGGGTTGTAGCGCTTGGTGTGCTCGATGGCCTTGCCCTGGTACCGCGCGAATACTCGCCATGGATTGCCGTACTGCGGCGGGGCTAGGAGCACGTCCAGGCCCTCCGCCTTGCCGACCGCCCACCCCAGCGCCTCGCCGGCTAAGTCTGCCGTCTTCACTTCGATCAGGTCGGTCATGGTTTCACCACCTGCAGCTTGCTTCGGGCAACGTCAGTAACAGCGTCGCGGATCGCATCGTTGATGATGCGAGCGTTGGCAGCGCCTAACTGTGCATACATGGCACCGTTTGCCCCGGCCATGAACCCGGCCCAGAGCTGGCCTTTTTCAATTGGCCCGTCGAAACCGTTAGCTGCTGCAACATCGTCGAAGGTTGGCCGAAGCATAATCCACATGTCGCGGCCCAGTGCTGATGCGTCTTTCACAGCTGATACCTCTCATCAATCCAGCGCCCAGGCGCCAGAGCGGGTGTAGGTTCGGGTTGGGTTTCGTGCGGGGAGAGCTGGTGCTCGTTGCCGGCCTGCAGCTGGCTGTCGGGGATGCAGCTGATGCCGACCCCATTGAGCAGGTAGCAGGTGACGCCGCGCTCGCTGTCGTGCTGCACGTCGATGACGTTCTCTTGTGGCTGAGGTGCTGCGCTGGCGCCGGTGGCCAGCAGCAGGAGGCAGAGGGCGAGGCGGGTCATGGCGTCACCCGCTTGAACTCGACGACCCAGACCCACGGGTTGCCGATCCATGATTCGTCGCCGTTTATGCTGCTCCAGAGGCACTCGAACAACTGGGCTGCAGTCAGCGTCTCGTCGGCGTCTGGCGCGTGGCGGAGAAAGCCAACGCCTTCCGCCTCGGCCTGCTCCTCGCTGATGTCCTGCAGGAGCTCCACGCGCACGTCGGTGACCTCCAACAGGATGCGGCTATCGCGCCGGCGCATGTGAATGCTCGGTTTCCACGGACCGCCGTAGTCGGTCCGGTTATCGCACTCGCGATAGACCACCCAGCTTTCGCCAGGGGCCTGCGCCACATTGATCTGCGCCCATGCTTCTCGCACCCATAGACGGTCACCTGGCTGGCCATACGGGCAGGCAATTGGATGCTCGGTGCCTTTTGCATCCATGCAGCTCTCGTCAAAAGTGTGCATGGGGCGCCAAGACTCGTCTTCCTGCTGGTGAAGCTCGAAGCTGCTATCAGCGCTCCGCATGCTGGGCTTGATCTCGCGCCGCGTGACAGTCTTCTGGCCGTTTAGGATGGCGCGGACCATATGCCCGCTGAACAGGATCGGGCGTTCCTTTGCTTGAGACATAGCTTCGCCTTGGCCGCCATATCGCGGCAGTGAATAGAGGGGAGAGGGGTTACAGCTGGGTGGAGTACAAAGGTACTCTTGTCAGGATGTGGCGATGGCTGCGCGTTCTGGAGCCTCGATGTTCAGGATCTGGAATAGCTCAGGTCCAAACTCGCCAAGCACGCCTTTGGCGATCAGGTGGTTCCGCAGTCGATCCAGCAGCGCATCCCGCTCAGCCAGCTTCTCGCCGGCCTCATGCAAATCGTTGTGCAACTGGGTGAAAGCGGTTTCGACTTTGCTGGAAGCATCGCCGGTACCGGCGTGCTCTGCCCATTCGCGCTCGGAAACCATCGCGGCCATGGCCTCGCACTAGGTTAGTTCGGCGATCGCCGCCATTGTTTCACTCTCGGCTAGCTCGACAGCGGCGCGATCGGTCATCGGCCCGAGGCCAACGATAGGCAGCCCAGTAGCCGCCGCATCCCGCTCTGCCTCTTCTTTGATCCACCAGATGGCAGTACCAACTATCCAGGCTATTGGCTCTGGGTGGGGCAGGGCTGGTTTGGCCAGCAAGTCGTGAATCTCCCACTTCGCGGCACTGTCACTCGGCAGATGCGCCAGGGTGAGATCGACCAAGTCGCGCGGCACGCTGACCATCTCTGTGTTGCTGGATCGGTTTTCTGTGGGCATGGGGATACTCCGTATCAGGCGGCTTTCGATTCAGGCTGCCAGTCGGACCAACCGATCCTTGGCATCTTGGTCTTAGGGTTCATGATGGGATTGCCCTTCGCGTCAGTCATAGCGCAACGGGCCCGGATGCGCAGGTCTCGGCATTCCCCGGAACGCTTGGCCAGGTCGATGAACTGTTGGGCGTACTGGGGGGCGTCGAACATGTTGCTGAGCTGCTTCACCTTCTCGCCGCTCATGAGCTTGTCGACGTACTTGGCGACCGCTTCCTCCCACTGCGCGGGTGTCAGCTGAATAGAAGGCCCGCCCGGCTTACCAGGCTTGCTAGTTTTGACGCGCTTCTTGGTCTCGACCAGCGCTACATCACGGGTCATGCCGAACACTGCAAAAGTGCTCATGGTGATCTCCAGGCAGGCGCCGCCCTCGCCGGGGAGGCGTTCATCGTTTGAGAGGGGAAGGCGCTGGCGGGCAGCGCCGGAGGGTCAGGCCCGGCGAACCTTGAAGCCGAACATGCACTCGATGTCGTGGTACTCGCAGCGTTCATAGGCCTTGTACTTGGCCTGCGACGGCGTGCTGGCAAACACATCGACGATGGTGCGGTTGGCGATGCCCCACCAATCCCAGCCGGCGACCAGAACCTGGTAGCGCTTCAGCGGCAGCTTTTCGGCCATCTCGCCGTACTGCATTTCCCATGTGGGGTGGTAGTTGCGGATGCGTTTCTTCGGGTCGCTGTCGAGGATGACGCCGATGTAGTGACCACGGTCGGCCATAATCACGCCTGGCTCGCCGTTGGCGATCACCCGCCGCCCGATCTCGGCTGGCACGTCGTAGTGGCGGCGAACTTGGTCGCAGTTGTAGTTGCTCATGGAGGGCTCCCTGATCAGGCCTGCGCTGATCGCTTGAGCTGGTCGACCAGCTGCGTCGGCAGGTTCTTGATGGTCAGGCTGGCGCTGGCCTGGTCAAACTCGACTCGCTCACCAAGTAGGTGCGCCTCGAAGCTGATTGACATGCCTTCGGCGCGGCCGGTGTAGCGGCGATATTGGTTGAGGGTGCGCTTGTCGGCGGCGAAGGCCTCGGAGATTCCGTAGTCTCCGGCCCTGATGAAGTCGGCGAAGGTCTTCGGCCTGTCCTCGTTCAACACTTCGGAAAGTTCGTCCAGGCTGATCGGCTCGCCGAGCTTGCCCTGTGCTTGTGCATAGGCCACCAGGTTCTGGCTCTTCTCGCTGGCGGTGTCGCTCGGCAGATCTTCAGCGCTCACGAAGTCGGAGAAGGCCTTGAGCAGCGTTCGGGTTTCGCCTGGGCTGTCGATCCCTTCCTGGCAGCCGATGAAGTCTTGGAAGTAGTGCGAAAGCCGCTTTCCGCTCTTACTCTTGATGAACGAGATGTACTGGCGCGAGGCCGGGTTATTCTTCCACTCGCTCAGGTTGATCCTGGCTGCGAAGTGCAGGGCGCTGGTGTCCAGATGGCGCGACACCGACACGGTGAGGTCGTCGGCTACCGAGATGGTCTCGGCCTGCTTCAAAACGGCGATGGTCAGGTAGTCGGTCATTCCCTGTTGGTAGAGGGCGAACAGGACGTGGCCACCTACTGACAGGTTGGATTCCTCCATGAGGCGGGCGAGGTGCTCCACCGCGGCGCGGGTGAAGTCGATGAACTGCATGTCGCCGCTGACGACTTTGGCCAGCCACCCGCTGAGCGGATAGGCACCGGACTCGCCGTGGAAGAAACCCCAGGCCTTGCCGGTCTTGGCGTTGTAGCCGTCGTTGACATCGTGCACCAGGTTCTCGATGGCGCCGCTCTCTGGCAGGCTGGCGTTGGCCATGTGCAGGGCCGCTGGGCTGCCGTCCGGCTTCTTATCGATGAAGTGCATCACTGCGTGGCGAATGGGCATGGGTGTTCCTCCGTTGCCGGTTGGCGGCATGGTGGCGATTGGGCTGGTGTTTGTGTTCCGCCTGTCACGGCGGGATGTCACGCTATGCGAATCAGCTTTTCGAGTTGCTTTTCGGTGAGGCGGTCGGCCCCGTGGATTAGGCGGGAAATCAGGTCTTGCTCTTCCTCTATCTCTGCCCGAAGCATCACGCGTTTAAGCGCGTTGTCCGTGTTGTGATAGAGATCCGTGACTATGCGACGTGACAGCAAACGGGCTTCGCGTTCCTCGGCCGTCATCTTGTCCCGCTCGCGCTGTTCTTTCTTTCGCTGGGCTGGCGTCTTCGCCATGGCCGGTACCTCCCAAGCCGCTGGGCGGCAGGTTGATGTGTTGCTGGCGCCGGCCGTGCCGGACACGCGCGGTGATGCGTTTCATGCTTGTCTTGTTGCTCGCTTTTCGGCGGTGGTTGGGAAGCTGATGTCGAAGTCCCGGAGAAGACGGCTGAGTTGCTTAAAGGAAATCTGCAGCTCGCGAACAACGTCAGCCCGGGTCATCCCGACGTTGCGATATGCAACGATCTGTTCAGCCTTGGCCCTGTCTTCTGCGGGATCGCTGAGCTTTTTGCCCTGGTTGCCCTTGCCCCAGTTCGGGTCGGGCTGAAACTTGAACTTGCCGGCTGCAGCAGCGCGGACTAGTGCTGATTGCGAAAGCCCTGTATGAGCCATTGCTTGGGAGTAGGTCATGGTCTGGGCCAAGGCCCGAAGCGCTGCAAGGTGCTCGAGCCGCTTGGCGACTCGCTTACTCACCGGCGGCTCCGCTGGAGCTCGTACTGGTTTCAGTTCACGGCGCGGCCGGTGTGGCACGTACTGGCTGCCTGGCAAGGTCTGCACGCTTCCACCTTCCAGGAAGAAGCTATCGATGCTCGCATTGAGCTGGGCCAGCACCGCTTCGCGATGGTCGGGGATTAGCGTGCCATTCACTGCCGGCCACCCCGCTTTGTCGCTGCGCCTGCCTCCATCGCATCCACAAAACGCATGGCTGCTTGGTAGGTGAACGCGAAGCCTTGCTTGGCGCCGGTGGCGATTTCTACCACATCCCAAACTTTGCCTTTTCCCGAGGCTTGATAGCGCGGCGCGCCCTTGCCGATCTTGGCAAATGCCTCGTCACGTGCCTCCCGGGTGCGCGCCAGAAGCGCATTGAGCATGTCCACCTTCTCTTGGAAGGCCGGGTGCATTGGTGTCTGCATGGGTGATCCTCGGGTAGGTCAGGCGTGGAGCTCGAAGGCCTCGGCCTTGCGAACGATTCGAACTTGGGCGGTACGCCGCTCCGGTACTCGGCGATCGCGGCGCATTGGGTCGCTGTCATCGATGACGGCATGCATGGCGATTAGGCCGGCGAGGGCGATGCAGAGCGGGCTGATGATCTGTTGGCGCATGGCCTTGGTGACAGCCTCGATGCGGCGCCCGGCTTCGAGCTTGAAGAGTGCGGCCTCGATGCGGTTGGCCACAGTGCCCGGGCTGACCGCCATCTGGCGGGCGATTTCTTTGGTGGTGAGGCCTTGGGCCACCCACAGCAATGCTTCAAGCTCGCGGGGAGCCAGCGCCTTGCCGAGCTGGCCAATCCATGAGCCGCAAGTGATCGTTTCCATGAGTTGTCCTCGGTGGGCTGCATTGGTGTGTGATCTGGCCGGTGCTGCGTTCTCTCCGGCCTGGCGGCCTAACTCTGTGATGTCTCAGTAGCTCGCCAACGAGACTAGGTTTGCGCATCAGCCTGCGCATTCAGATCGCACACCGATGCAGCCTGGTGATGGGGAACCAGGTAGATCGGGCAGTTATCGTCAGGCTGACACGGTGCTGGTTGTTTGGTGGCCAGCGGCCATCTCACCACTACGCAGGTGACGCGCTTCCCGGATATGCTGAGAGTTCCACCAATCAGCAAGGAAAGACCTATGCAGATTTCTGCAGTGTGTGCAGCATGCGGGAGCAAGATGCTCGTGATTCCGGATGACGAGGCGGATCAGATGGTCCGCTGCAGTGAGTGCAATGCGGATATCGGGGATAAAGCAGCGGTTACCGAAAAGTTAAGGGAGGCTGCGAAGAAAGAGGCCGATCAGCTTGTTCAGGACATGAAGAAGCGCCTAGATAAGGCGTTCAAGCGCCGCTGACATCCACTTTGGCGCCTTCCGCATCCTGCTCAAGGCGCTCTTTGACTCGCCGGTAAACCGCTTCGGCTAGCGCCTCGACCAAGCGTTCGAACTCTTCTTCTCCCGCCTTCGGAAGTTTCACTTCGACTTGCAGTGTTGATGTAGTCATGACCTTTCTCCGTGGTGATTTCCCGTCTGGCCCTGTCGCCAAGGCCAGCCAGTGAAATCTTCGTGGTCCAGACGCCCATCGCTCTCTGGGCTACGCGCTTCCCCGCATTGGCATGCGCGCCACTTGGTTACCTGAACCCAGCTCACTGCATGAGGCAGCTGCTGCCCTCATGTGCCGCTGAGGGTGACGGGTGTCGAGTTGTGTAAAGAGCGGCGGCCGATGAGGGCCTCGGCAGTCCCTCGTGAGTGACTGCTTGAGGTGAATTTAGAAAACTAAACGGATCGCGTCAAGATTTATTTTAGAAAACTAAACAGGCAAGGCGAGTGGGCGCCCCTACAGACCGCGCAATGTCAAGACTTCCGGCTCTGTAGGAGATCGGCTAATCTTGCGTGGTCCCTGTATGGATATACAGTTAGTGGAGTGTCAGATGGCAAAGCCCCAGAAGCAGCAGGAAAGAGCGGTTATGTCGGGTGTGGAGCGCCTAGGTCTTCGGGTGTCATCGATGATCAATCACCCGATCGCGCAGCAGCAGCGATGGGTCGTGATTTACCGCCTGGACACCGACGGTGACCGGGAGTGGGAAGAGGTGATGGGGATTCTCAAGGAAACTGACGGGATAGAAATGGAATTCAACGAGGAGGATGCCTCGGTTACGCTGCGTTGGGAGGCCTTCTCGGATGATGACCCTCGAGCGCAGAACCAGGATGAGTTCGTCGCGATCGAGGAGCCGGCGCCGTTCTAAGCGAGCAACAAAAAGCCCGCGCTATGCGGGCTTTCTGGGATAGGTCACGCCTTCTTGGCGTTCCATATCAGCAAAACCTTCGCGTGCACCGTAACATCATCGATCCGCGCGGTCTGGTTCTCGTAGTGCTTGTTGTCCGAGATCAGGCGGAAGTGGTCCTCATCGAGGCGCATCAGGCGCTTGATATACAGCTCTTGGTGCCAGGTGATCACGTAGATACCTTCACCGATGAACTCGTTGATCCCGCGATCGACAATGACCAGGTCCTTGTCGTTGATCGTGCCTTCCATGCTCTGGCCCCAGCCGGTAATCATCGCCAGTGCCGAGGGAGCGGTGTAGGTGACGCCTTTCTCGCGCAGTACCTCCTCGCGCACTACCAGGTTACGAACGGCCTCGTTGTAGTCGGCCGGCACCTGGCCGTGGCCCATGGCTGCCCGAACGTCGTACTGAGGGATAAGGATCTCTTCCTGGGTGGGTTTGAGGCTCGAGTAGGCAGCAGGCAGGTACTCCTGGCCCTGATCTGGGCTATCAGCCTCAGCCGCGGCGGCCATCATCACCTCGCGAGCCTTTTCGGAGAGGTTCTTCCCGGCCTTGGAGGCCAGCATCTGCGCAACCAGTTCTGCAGTAGTCAATGAAGAGCTGGCAGATGATGACTGGTCAGTAGCCTGGCCAGTACCGTCCGACAGCCATTGTGCTGAGCACTCTAGCGCTTTTGCCAAGGCGAGCAGGTTTTTGCCCTTGGCGCCGTTCGTTCCGTTGATCCAGAAACTCACGGTTGCCTTGGACACGCCAGACAGTTTGCTGAGGTCGGTGGAACTGAGGTTCAGCTCCTTCATGCGCGCGATAACGCGGTCTTTGAATTCCATATTTAGGATTCTAAACCTTTAGAAGTTTAGATAACTTGCCTTGTGGTGTTAAGAACTCTAAACTCGCCAAAGACATCGGAGAGACATCAATGACCTTTGACGAAGCCCTGAACCATTTCCGAACCGGCCGCGCCATTGGTGAAGCTCTCGGCGTTTCCAGTAGCCGTGTGTCCCAGTGCCGGGCTGCTGGTGGTTTCTCCTACCCAATGCAATGCGTTTTGGAGAAGGAGTCAGACGGGAAGCTGGTCGCTAGACGACAAGACGTTCCTGGCGTCGACCCTCTGAAAAGCGCCGTTTGACGGTAGGAATTATGCGAAGCCTGGCATTGCGCCAGTAGATGACTGAAACACCTGCGAATCCATCCAGTATTGGGATCGCGGACGAAAAAAAACCGCCTGGCAGGGCGGCTTTCTCTACAGCATTTCAACGGGTTTAAGCATGACAAACATCGTCCCACTTGACAAGTCCAGGGGGTTTACCCGGATGGACAACCAGCTCATGGATGGCCTGCTGGCTATCGATCTCCCGGCCCGGGAGATGAAGATTGTGCTGTACGTGGCCAAGGCCACCATCAACTTCGGGGCGGGCTCTCAGCGCATCCCGGCTTCCGATATCGCGAAAGCCATCCACGCTCACCCTGACACCGTGTCCAAGGCGGTTTCCAGCCTGCTGCGCCGTCGCGTGTTGTTCCGTGAGGGCGGTGCACGGGGTGATATCGGTGTGAATGACCCGAAAGACTGGGTCTACGTCATTGAGCCGAAACAGACCAAAACAGCCGACTCGGCTGAAGTGGTCCGAATCGGCGATGAGTCGAAACAGACCAAAACCGCCGACTCCCTTCTTTATTCTAAGAATCTAACCCCCTATGTATTTCTTCCTTCGGAAGAAAATACATGCCCCCCCAGCGATGAGCGGCCGGCTCCGGCCAAAGCTGACCGCAAAGCACCGTTCGGGAAGGCCGCCATGCTGGCTGATAACCCTCACGGCCTGGATGAATCGCTGATCGCTGACTACCTGACTGTCCGCAAGGCTGCCAAGGCCCCAGTGACCGCCCGGATTTGGGCGGGGCTGAACGTCAAACTGGAGCAGTGCAAGGCCTTCGGCATCCAGCCAGCCCAAGCCCTGGAAGTCGCCGTCGAGAACGGATGGCGCGGCTTCGAGGTGGAGTGGGTAACCAAGCGCATCAGCACACAGTTGCCTGCCCAGGCCAAGCCGCACAGCCGTCACCACGGCTTCGACGACCGCGACTACACCGCCGGCCTGGCCGCTCGAGAGGACGGCACCTATGCGATCTGAATCGGTGATCACCATGTCCGAGGTGCGAAACGCCGCGGGTTTCCGCGTCCAGCCCGCGCACTGCGAGCATCACGGCGACTTCGAGCAGCGTGTGACCATGCTGTTGGGCCGCGAAATCGTTGGGCGCTGCCCTGTGTGCGAGAAAGCGGCCGTTGCCGAGCGCGAAGCCAAGCAGCTGGCTGAGGATACCCGCCTGAAGCGTGAGGCGATGACCCGCAAGCTGGGTTCGGCGCTGATCCCCAAGCGCTTCGCCGACCGCACCTTGGCCAATTACCGCGTCGAACACGAAGGGCAGCGCAAGGCCCTGGCCTACTGCACTCGCTACGTGGCGGCTTTCTCGGAAATCGAGCGCACTGGGCGCTGCCTGATGCTGCTGGGCAAGGTCGGTACAGGCAAGACGCACCTGGGCGCCGGGATGGCCAACGAGCTGATGCGTAACACCTCGGCAACGGCCGTGTACCGGACGGTGGGCGCCGTCCTGCAATCCATCCGCGCCACGTACGACCGCCACAGCGAACAGTCCGAAGCCGACATCCTGTCCAGCCTGATCGAACCTTCGCTGCTGGTGCTGGACGAGGTCGGGGTCAGCAAGGAGCAGCCGAGCGAATTCGAGCTGACCACCCTGTTTTCGATCATCAACGGGCGCTACGAGCAGATGCGCCCCACGGTAGTGATTTCCAATTTGGAGCCAGCCCAGCTGCGCCACGCCATGGGCGAGCGGTGTTATGACCGCCTGCGTGAGGGCGGTGGGGTGGTGGTGCCCTTCGAGTGGGAATCGCACCGTGGCAAGGAGGAGTTCTGACCATGCGGCAAACCAAGCTGACCAAGGCCGCGCGCGGCAGGGAGTGCCAGGTGCGCATCCCGGGCGTGTGCAACGGCAACCCCGAGACCACCGTTCTGGCACACTACCGGCTGGCCGGCACCTGCGGCGTCGGCAAGAAACCACACGACCTGCAGGGCGCATGGTGCTGCAGCGCTTGCCATGACGCCTGCGACGGACGCAGCAAGGCCGTGGACCGGGATACCGCCCGCCAGTACCACGCCGAGGGCGTCATGCGCACCCAGGCGCTGCTGCTGAACGAGGGGGTGCTGATCGCATGAATGCTCCTGCCCTTCGCCCGTTCAAGGCCAAGCCGGCCCGCGCCAAGCCCATCGATCGGGAAGGGCAGGAACAGGCCGCGCTGATGCAGGAGCTGCAGCTGCGCTACCCGCAGGCCTACAAGCTGATCTACCACGTTCCGAACGGCGGGCATCGGGTCAAGGCCGTGGCCGCCAAGCTGAAGGGGCAGGGCGTGAAGGCCGGCGTGCCCGACCTAGTGCTGCCCATGGCGCGCGGCGGCTACTTCGGCCTGTACATCGAGTTCAAGGCCATGCCGCCGTTCGACGCGCCGGTATCGCCGAGCCAGTACGCCTACCTGCAGGCGCTGGCCGCCCAGGGCTACCTGGCCATCGTATGCCGGGGCAATATCGACGCGGTCGAGGCCATCCGCGCTTACCTGCTGCAGCCTGCGACGGTGGCCGCATGAGTGCTACCCGGGAAGTGAAGCTGAGCGAAGCCGAGGTGCGCCGGCAGGCCGCCGACAAGTCGGTGCGGGACCTGCGCGACCCGCGTCACCCCGGCCTGTACCTGCGCTTCTGGAGCAATCGCGAGCGGGGCACCTGGCACCTGGTGCGCGGCAAGAAGTGGGTGCCGGTGGCCCGCTGGCCCGAGCTGAGCGTGGCGGCGGTGATCGCCGAACTGCCCGCGCTGCGCCAACGCCTGTTGCGCGCCCCGGGCACTGCGCCCGTGGCGTCTGGCATGGTTACCGTGGGCCAGCTGCTGGGCTGGTACGGCGATCGGATGGCCCGCGACCGCTCGCTGTCGGCGAAGCGCAAGGCCGGCGCCCGTTCGGCGATAACCCAGCACCTGAAGCCGCGGCTGGATGACCTGGCCATCGTCGATGTGAATGCCGACACGCTCGACAAGTGCCTGATGTGGCCGTGCCAGGCCGAAGTGTCGCTGTCCTACCTGCGGCAGATGTTCGCGCTGCTGCTGACCGCGTTCCGCCAGGCTCTGCAGTTGGGGCTGATCGACCGCAACCCGATGGCCGGGATGCGCTTCAACGATTTCACCAAGGCACGCATTCTGCCCAAGGCCGCCCGGCTGCGGGGCGTGCAGTTGCCCGAGCTGATGCAGCAGCTGGCCCAGGCCTTCGAGCAGGAGCCCGGCGACGCCATGCTGGCCCTGATGATGCTGGCCCACGGCACCCGGATCGGCGAGACCCGCATGGCCCGCTGGAGCGAGATTTCCCTGGCCGCTGCCGAGTGGTTCATCCCGGCGGCCAACACCAAGACCCGCACCGAGCACCGCCTGCCACTGACCGCCCAGCTGGCGGCGCTGCTGACCCGGTACCGGACGATCCAGCAGGCCCGGGGCTATGAGGGTGTGTACCTGTTCCCCAACCGGCGCGGGCTGCCGCTGAGCGAAACCCAGGCCAGCATGGTGTTCACCCGCCTGGGGCAGGGCGAGTGGACCAGCCACGATCTGCGCAAGGTGTCCCGCACCACCTGGACCGACCTCGGCATCGACGGCCACATCGGCGAAATGTTGCTGAACCACACCCTGGGCAAGATCGCCAGCACCTACATCCACACCCAGGCCATGCAGCAGCGCCGGGCAGCCCTGGAGAAGTGGCACGCCTGGTTAGACGGCATCGGCTTCGGTGCCATTCACGGCCTTACCAAGGCCTTATCCGAAATTTCACAGAATTCGGCCCAGCCAGCGGAACACAAGGCGTCCAGCCACCTTGCCGAATTTGTAATTAGCGAGGATTCGAAATGAACAATCCGGACCACGGTGCCGACGCTTTGCTTTACGTGTTGGACGAGCTCGGCAACGAGTTCAAGCGCCTCGGGCAGGTTGTGATTGATGAGTGGTTCGGCATGGACCTCGGCGAAGAATCGCCCATCGTGCCTCGTCAGGTAGGTCTGCTCGGCAAGCAGCCTGTTGTCTTTCGGCTTGACGAACTGGCAGTGGCTGGCAGCTCTGTCGTTCCGCGCAGTCGTTCGAACAGACCTTGGCTGCGAGCCAAGAAGGGGCGTTCCCGCCAATGAGAAAAAGCCACGGCCCGGCTTTCAAGAAGGCCGTAATTGATTTGGATGTATGCCCTTTGTGCCGTGGGAGAGCGGTCACCAAGGGCTTGTTTCACGAACTGCCATGCGGCCACTGCAACGCCTCGGGCTGGGTAGTGGCGGCAACTGGCGAGGCCTTGGGCCTGGATGAGCTGGTGACACAGCTCAGCCTGAAGCTGCAGGCCGCGCACCGGCAGATCGAGCGGTTGAAGACCCCTCAGGCATCCGGGCCTGAGGCTACATATCAGGGAAGCAACCGGCGCGGCGCCGGCGGCACCAACTACACCGGGGATTAGGGGGAAGGACATGATTTACAGCAGCGTATCGGGTGCAGTGGTTGCCGCTCTGGCGGCGGGCGAGAAGGGATCGGCGAAGGCCCAGGCCTGGCAGAAGCTGTACAAAGCGGCAGAGGAAGAGGGCGGATGCTTGGCCTCGCTGGCTGGCCAGTCGGGAGGAATCGACCAGGCCCAAATCGACTTCTGGGTGTCTGCGCGACTCCACCACATGCTCAAGCCGCAACACTGGGATGCTTTGGTGGCCAAGTACAGCACCAGCAAGGCCAAGAAGGTTCAAGCCATCACTTTGGTGAGGCCGCGCATTGCTAGCCCGGCCTCCCAGTTGTTCATCTACAAGGCAGTCACGGCCTGGGCAATCCCGAAGCTCAAGGGAGCGCGCCGAAAGCCGCCGCGCTCCGTCTCGGTTGAGATCCCGTTGGATGCCTCCGCGTGGCGTCGTGACGCCACCGTGAATGCTGCCGTTGCTGCTGGCCAAGCGGAAAAGAAACGCATTGAGGCGTTGCAAGAGGGTGTGATCATCCTTCCGGACAGCTTCTACGACATGAACACCTGGGACCTCGACGCCACTCCGGAGTCGACGCGCCGCCGCTGGAGGGCTGAAATCAACGAGAAACTCGACGGCTTGGTGGATGATGCCCTAGCTGATGTGAAGGTGATTCTGGAAGCTGAAGGGTTGCTGATGAAAGAGGCCGCGTGATTGCCTGTTGACATCAGTGAGCGACTGAGCGAAATTATCCCCATCCTGTCATTCCTGCGCGTGTTGAGGAGTGACGAATATAAGCCCGGCCATCGCGTCGGGCTTTGTTTTATCTGTAGTCAAGGAAAGATGAGATGTTTCGTGATTTGAAGCTGGTCAAAAGAGTTCTGATCTGGCTGGAGGAGAACTCTCCATTGAGCGGGGTTCGGCGAGATGAGCTGCGTGAAGGCTTGCTCGTTACCGTCTCGGATTCTGCTTCATTCGACTACCAGCTCGATCTTCTCACCGGTGGTGGCTTTGTCCGACGTGAGCCCTCACTTGCTGGTTCGGACTGCTTTAAGCTGACCTGGAGCGGTCATGACTTGCTGGATCGGCTGAATAAAGAAAACTGATCCTAATTCTGTATTGACACAGAGCCCTGGCGAATGCCGGGGCTTTTTCATTTGAGCTCCCCGAAAAGGGAGGAACCGAGATGCCGAACATGCCTGAGAAGGATCCTGGCCTGTGGGCCGCTGTGCTCGCCTGGGTGATTGCCCATCAGCCCCAGCTTGGCGCCGCCGGCTTGTCCGTTGCGATCGCCGTCCTCCGGGTGGTGTACGGCGGCGGTACCCGCCGCCAGATGTTCTTGGAGGGCGCTCTGTGCGGCCTCATCACCCTGGCCCTAGTGCCACTGCTCGAGTGGATGGGGCTGCCGCAGGGCATGGCCACCTTCGCCGGCGGCATGGTTGGGTTCATGGGCGTTGAGAAGCTTCGCGGTTACTCCGACCTGTTCTTGTCTCGCAAGGCGCAAGGCTGATGGCATGCAGTGGATGCGCCGCCCGGCGCGAATGGACCAACAAGTGGATGAGGGTCGCGCGTGAACGAGCAAGCAATCTCTTTGCTCCAGCAGATTCTGGAGCAGCAACAGAAGCAGACCGGCCTATTGGAGACGATCGCGAGCCAGAACCTGGCACTGATCGAAGCCCTAGCTGACGATACGGTTATCGACCAAGACGAACTTCCTCGCACGCACTATCTGGACGGCTCGCCATGCCGATGAGGCCACAGCGACCATGTCGTGCTCAGGGCTGCCGGGCGCTGCATCGCAACGCAAACGGCTACTGCGATGGTCATGCCGAACTGGCTACCGAGCAGGCCAAGGCCTGGGCAACTCGCAAGGGATCAGGACGTGGTGGTCGCCCGTGGCGACGCAAGCGTGAGCGAATCCTGAAGCGAGATCAGTACCTCTGTCGTTGTGATGACTGCGCCCAGCTCGGTCGCATCCGCGAAGCGCATGAGGTTGACCACATTGTGGCCCTGGCCCACGGCGGTACCGACGATGACGACAACCTTCGGGCGATCAACCGCGACTGCCACAGGACGAAGACGCAGCGGGAGTCGAAAACGGTCAAAAAATGATCAAAAGCTGCGCAAATGAGACGAAATCTCGTTTACGGGGAGGGGGAGGGTCAAAAGTTCAGGCCCTTTCGCTCGGACACCGCGCCCTCAGTCGTTTTTTTACACCCGCGAAATATAAAGTTTAGTGGAGGCGCCGATGCCAGGGGTTGCCGGGCGCTCTGGCCGTCGCCCAAAACCCACGGCCCAGAAGGCGTTGGCCGGCAATCCCGGCAAGCGCAAGCTGAACAAGGACGAGCCAGATTTCGCCCTGGTGACCAACGTCGACGCACCCGAATGGCTGTGCGAACACGCGACCAGGGTTTGGGAAATGCTGGTTCCGGAATTGCTCCGGGCAAAGGTTCTTGCCCTGACCGACATGCACAACGTCGAGGCGTTCTGCTCTGCCTACGGTAACTGGCGTCGGGCACAAGAATCGGTCATCGCCCACGGCATCGTGGTGGCCGGTGCTACTGGCGGACCAGTGAAAAACCCAGCGCTCACCGCGGCCAACGAAGCGATGCGCCAGATGGTCACCTTCGGTTCGATGCTGGGTCTGGACCCGGCCAGCCGCACGCGGATCATCGGCGGTAATAAGCAGAAATCCACCAACGAGTTTGCAGCCCTACTGAGTTCCTGATGACCAGAGCCAAGTACACCAATGTCGACAAGGCTATGGTGTGGGCAAGGTCTGTCCTCAAGGGCAGGTTTCCGGCATGTCGCTACATCCACCAGGCGATCGAGCGGCACTTCGAGGATCTGGCGGCCAGCCGCTCGAAGAACTACCCGTACAAGTTCGACCCAGCCAAGGCTGAGAAAAAGCTGCGCCTGATGCAGCTGCTGCCCCACACCAAGGGCGAATGGGCGTTCAAGCGGCAACTGATCACGCTTGAGCCCTGGCAGCTCTTCGGCCTGGCCTGCACGTTCGGCTGGGTCCGGAAGAAGGGCGGGTACAGGCGCTTCCGCGAGAGCTACTGGGAGGTGCCGCGCAAGAACGGCAAATCGGTGATCGCCGCCGGCGTCGGCATCAGCATGTTCACCGCCGACAACGAGTTCGGCGCCGAGGTCTACTCCGGCGCGACCACCGAGAAGCAGGCGTGGGAGGTGTTCCGGCCTGCAAGGCTGATGGTCAGCCGGTCGCCCATGCTGATCGAGGCAGCCGGCATCGAGGTCAACGCCTCGAACTTGAACATCCCGTCGAATGGCAGCCGCTTCGAGCCGCTGATCGGCAACCCAGGTGATGGTGCGTCGCCGTCCTGCGCCATCATCGACGAATACCATGAGCACGACAGCGCGGCCCAGTACGACACGATGCTCACAGGTATGGGGGCGCGCCGCCAGCCGCTGATGTTCATCATCACCACCGCCGGCGCAAACATCGAGGGGCCGTGCTACGACAAGCGTCGCCAGGTCATCGAGATGCTCAACGGCACGGTGCCGGACGACGAGCTGTTCGGCTACATCTGGACACTTGACGAGGGCGACGATTGGACCGACCCGAAGAACCTGGCCAAGGCCAATCCCTGCATGGGCGTGTCGGTGTTTCAGGAGTACCTGGAGAGCCAGCTGGCAAGGGCGATCCGCTCGGCGCGCTTCACCAACACGTTCAAGACCAAGCACCTGAACCTGTGGGTGAGTGCCAAGTCTGGCTTTTTCAACATGGAGAGCTGGAAGGCCTGCGAGGACAAGACGCTCACACTTGAGCAGTTCGAGGGGCAGGAGTGGATTGCCGGCTTCGACTTGGCCCGCAAGCTGGACATGAACTCCAGGGCCAGGCTGTTCTGGCGAGAGATCGATGGAAAGATCCACTACTACAGCGTGGCGCCGGCGTTCTGGGTTCCCGAAGACACCGCGAACGATGTGGACAACAAACGTATGGCCGAGCGCTTTCAGGCCTGGGTCAATACCGGCCACCTGACCGCCACGCCTGGCGCTGAGGTGGACTACCGCGAAATCCTCGAGGATACCAAGGAAGCCAACAAGCTGGCACCGATCAGGGAGAGCCCGATAGACCCGCACGGCGCCACGGGCCTGAGTCATGACCTGGACGACGAGGGTTTCAACCCGATCACCATAACCCAGAACTACACCAACATGTCCGACGGCATGAAGGAGCTGGAGGCCGCAATAGAGGCGGGCAGGTTCCATCACGACGGCAATCCGATCATGACCTGGTGTATTGGCAACGTCATCGGCAAGAACCTACCCGGCAATGATGACGTGGTGCGACCGATCAAGCAGGGCGAAGACAACAAGATCGACGGGGCAGTGGCGTTGATCATGACAGTTGGCCGGGTGCTGGCTAACGCAAACCCGGAGGAAACGCTCTCCGACCACATCACCAAGCACGGAATCAGAACTCTATGACCTCTCACAACGAGGCACCCCGCAGCGGTGGGATGTCCGCGCTCGCTCATCTGCGCGAATCTTTGCCGGATATCGTGGGCATGGCCGGGTTTGCGCTGCTTGCACGGGGCTTGTGGATCGGCGTGGGCGAGGCCGTGGCGCTGTCGGTGTGCGGCATGATCCTGATGGCACTTTCGGCCTATGCCGTTGTGCGAGGAGGGCGCTGATGTTCAAGGCTCTTCTCGGAAGGAAAGAAAATCCGCTGATCATTGATACGCCGGAAAAACTGGCCCAGGCGCTTGGTGCTGGCTACGAAAGTGCGTCAGGTCAGCGGGTGACCACCACCAGCGCCATGCAACAGTTGGTGGTCTTCAACTGCGTGCGGGTGTTGGCCGAGTCGATCGGCATGCTGCCTTGCCGGTTGTTGAAGCAAAACGGCAAGGTCAGGGTACCGGCCACCGGTCACCGGCTTTATCCACTGCTCACCATGGCGCCGAACGGGTACATGACGGCCCAGGAGTTCTGGGAGCTGATGGTGGCTTGCCTGTGCCTACGCGGCAACTTCTACGCCTACAAGGTCAAGGCCCTTGGCAATGTCGTCGAGTTGCTGCCGATCAACCCAGATCGGGTTCAGCCGAAGCTCAAGGACGACTGGTCCGTTGAGTACAAGGTCACGTTCAACAGGGGCCAAGAGACCTTGAGCCAGGACGAGATCTGGCATGTGCGCCTGTTCACACTTGATGGGCTCGTCGGTTTGAACCCGATCGCGTACGCCCGGCAAGCGCTCGGGCTGGGGCAGGCGATGGACGCCCATGCCGCAAAGCTGTTCACGAATGGCGCGGTCACCAGCGGTGTTCTGCGAACTGATCAGCAGCTCACTGACGAAGCGTTTGGGCGGCTGAAAACCGAGTTCCAGGGCGAACACATGGGCGTGGCCAACGCCTACAAGCCTATGATCTTGGAGATGGGGCTGGACTGGAAGCCGATCAGCTTGAATGCCCAGGATACCCAGTTCATCGAGTCCAAGAAGCTTACCGAGGCGCAGATCTGCGGCCTGTACCGCGTGCCGCCGCACCTGGTGGCGAACATGGACAAGATGACGCTCAACAACGTCGAGCAGTTGGGGATGAGCTTCGTCAACTACTCGCTCGTGCCGTACCTGACACGAATTGAGCACCGCATTCAGGTCGGCCTCCTCAGTGATAAAGATCGGCTCAGCCACTACGCCAAGTTCAATGCCGGCGGACTCATGCGAGGCGACCTGAAAGGCCGTTATGAGTCCTACGGCAAGGGCATCCAGTGGGGAATCCTCAGCCCGAATGATTGCCGCGAGCTGGAAGACCTGAACCCGCGCGAGGGCGGGGATGTGTACCTGACCCCGATGAACATGACCACCAAACCAGAGGCTGCCGGCGATGCAGACAAAACAGCGCCTTGACCTGCCGCTGACCATCAAGTCGGTCAGCGACAACGGCGAGTTCGAGGGCTACGGCTCGGTGTTTGGCGTGGAGGACAGCTACGGCGATGTTGTTGTCCGCGGCGCCTTTACCGCAAGCCTGGCCAAATGGAAAGAGAAGTCCCGCCTGCCGGCCATGCTCTGGCAACACCAGATGAGCGAGCCGATCGGCATCTACACCGAGATGCGCGAAGACGACGTTGGGCTGTACGTGCATGGCCGGCTGCTGATCGAGGCCGACCCGCTGGCCAAGCGAGCGCACGCCCACATGAAGGCCGGCAGCCTGACCGGCATGTCGATCGGCTACATGCTCGACGATTACGAGTACGACAAAGAGAAGGGCATCTGGCTGCTGAAGGCGATCGATCTCTGGGAAGTCTCCCTGGTCACCTTCCCGGCCAACGACGAGGCTCGGATCACCGATGTGAAATCTCTGCTGGCCCGCGGCGAAACCCCGCCGCCCAGCAAAGTGGAGCGGGCCCTGCGAGAGGTAGGGTTTTCCGGCTCACAAGCCAAGGCCTTCATGGCCAAGGGTTACGGCGCAGTTTCACCGCGAGAGGCGGGTGCCGACGCATCACTCAACCACCTGAAATCCCTTTTGGACAAAATGTAAGGAGCCTCTCATGGCTGTTGAAGAAAAAGACATCAAAGAAGTCGCCGACGCCCTAGGCAAAAAGTTCGACGAGTTCAAGGAAAAGAACGACAAGCGCATCGATGGCTTGGAAGCCGAGAAGGGCAAGCTGTCCGGCCAGGTCGACACCCTGAATGAAAAGCTGGGTGAGCTCGACGAGTTGAAATCTGCTCTGGAAAAAGAGCTGATCGAACTGAAGCGCCCGGACGGCAGCGGCACTAAGGCTGCGAGCGAGCACAAGACCGCCTTCATGCAGTTCGTTCGCAAGGGCATCGACACCGGCCTGGGCGATCTGCAGGCCAAGGCGCTGCAGATCGGCAATGACGCCGATGGCGGCTACGCGGTACCGGAAGAGCTGGATCGCAGTATCATTGAGCTGCTCAAGGACACCTCGCCGATGCGCCAGGTGTGTAACCAGATCACTGTCGGCTCCCCGGACTACAAGCGCCTGGTCAGCTTGGGTGGCGCCGGGTCTGGCTGGGTCGGCGAAACTGACGAACGTCCGGCTACCGGTACCCCAACCCTCGGACAGATCTCTGCCTTCATGGGCGAGATTTACGCCAACCCGCAGGCAACCCAGACCAGTCTGGACGACATCTTCTTCGACGCCGAGGGTTGGCTGAATGGCGAGGTCGCCCGAGAGTTTGCCGAGCGTGAGGGCACTGCTTTCTTGCTCGGCAACGGCGACAAGAAGCCAAAAGGAATCCTGGCCTACGCATTGACCACGGCCAAGGACTCCACCCGTCCCTTTGGCACTCTGCAGAAGGTCATCACGGGTGCAGCCGGCGGTTTCACTGGCGACAACCTGATCGACCTGGTCCACTCGCTGAAAGCAGGCTATCGGGCCAACGCTCGTTTCATGATGAACAACCTGACCGTGGCCTATGCCCGCAAACTCAAGGACAGCGAAGGCAATTACCTGTGGCGTCCTGGTCTGGAGCTGGGGCAGCCTTCGACACTGCTGGCCTACGGCATCACCGAGAACGAGGATATGCCGGATATCGCGGCGGATGCCAACGCAGTCACCTTCGGCGACTACAAACGCGGCTATACCATCGTGGACCGCATCGGCACCCGCGTGCTGCGCGATCCGTACACCAACAAGCCGTTCGTTGGTTTCTACACCACCAAGCGCGTCGGCGGCATGCTCGTCGACTCCCAGGCGATCAAGGTTCTTACCCTGAGCGCTGCCTGATTCAGCGGGCGCCTCCGGGCGCCAACTTCTGGAGTATTTATGCCAATCATTTCCGTGAAGAAGGCGTTTCCGTTCGCTGTGGACGGTAACCAGGTGGTGGAGATCCAGGTGGGCGAGCAGGATGTTTCTGACCGTTGCGCAGTGGTGGCGGTTGATCACCTGGGCGTGGCCGAATATCTCGACCAGAAGCGCACCCCGGGGCTTCGTGAGGACGGCCCTACCGTGGCCGAATTCGTGGAGGCCGGTTACCTGGCTGCCAACTATCCGCCGGAAGGCTATGCCTCGCGCAGCTCGCAGGAAGAAATCGACGCAGCCATCGAGCTGCAGAAGGGCGCTGAAAACGAAACCGATCCGCTGAAGATGACCGTTCCCAAGCTGAAAGAATGGCTCACCGCCAACGGTATCGAATTCGCGGCAGACGCGAAAAAGCCGGCGTTGCAGGCCCTGGTGCCGAAAAATGATTGACCTCGACACCGTGAAGTCGCACCTGCGGGTTGACGGTGACGAAGACGACGCCCTGATCCAGGCATACACCGACGCGGCATTCAGCACGTTCGAACAGTGGACCAACCGCAAGCTGATCGCCGAGGGTGAGCCGCTACCAGAGCCCGCTGGAAACTCGATCGTTATCACGAAGGCAATTTGCCAGGGTGCACTGTTGCTGATCGGTCACTGGTTCATGGGGCGGGAAGCGGTAGTTACCGGAACCATCGCGACTGAGATGCCGATGGCCACCCAAGCTCTTTGGGGGCCTCACCGCTGGGTGAATCTATGAAGGCTGGCGATCTGAGGCACCGCATTGAGCTGCAGCACAAGGTCACACCTCGCGACCCTGAATCAGGCGAATACGGTGAGCCGGAGTGGCAGAAGCTGCTTTCGGTATGGGCCAAGGTATCGCCATTGTCGGCTCGCGACTTGATCGCAGCGCAGGCTGCGAAGTCTGAGGCCACCGCTCGCATGGTGATCCGATACCGTCCAGGCATTCTGCCCACGATGCGAATCGTCTACCGCGGCGAGGTGTACAGCATCGAAGGCCCGCCTCTGGAAGACGACAAGTCCGGCCAGGAGTACCTGACCATCCTCGTGTCGAAAGGGGTGAAAGATGGCTGACGGAGTCGAGTTCAGCATCACCGGCTTGGATAGCCTGCTGGGGAAGCTGGAGTCGGTCAGCTATGACGTTCGGCGTAAGGGTGGACGGGCCGCGTTGCGGAAGGCCGCTCAGGTTGTGGTGCAGAAAGCCAAGGAAGGCGCCGAGCGGATCGACGACAAGGAAACCGGGCGCTCGATCGCGGACAACATTGCTCTTCGCTGGAACGGCAAGCTGTTCAAGCAGACCGGAGACCTCGGTTTCCGGATCGGCGTACTGCACGGCGCCGTGCTCAAGGATGGCGGCGACCTCAGCCCGAACTCACCAACGCCGCACTGGCGCCTGATCGAGTTCGGTACCGAGAACATGGCGGCCGTGCCTTTCATGCGTCCAGCCCTGGCCAACAGCATCAGTGAGGTTACGGCCACTTTTGTCACCGAGTACGAGAAGGCAATCGACCGCACCATCCGGCGCGCTGCCAAGAAGGTCGCATCCTCATGACACCACCTATTTTCCAAATCTGCTCGCAGGCCGCTGGCGTCACCGCACTGCTCGGCGTCGGCGCGAATCTGCGGCTCTACTCGTTTGGCGAGGCCCCCCAGGATGTGACCAAGCCATACGCTGTGTGGCAGTTGGTCAGTGGCGAACCGGAGAACTACCTGGCCGGCCGTCCCGACGCCGACGGTTTCACGCTACAGGTTGACGTTTACGGCACGACCAGTACTTCGGTCCGCCAGGTTCGCGACGCCATACGTGATGCCATTGAGCTGGATGCCTACGTGACTCGGTGGGGTGGCGAAGCCCGCGACCCGGCCACCAAGAACTACCGGACCAGTTTCGACGTGGACTGGTGGGTGCAGCGCTGAAATGTCGAAATCCATCGTGCCCGCCATGTGCGGGCTTTTTTATTGCTGACTGGAGACAACCCATGTCGATGAATGCTCAGGGCGCCCAGCTCTACGCGCTGCTGCCGCCTGTTTCCGGCACCGGCCCAAAGACCGTAATGGAGGTGGAGTGCCTAACCGCATTCAACCCCGGCGGTGCCCCTGCCGATCAGATCGATGACACCTGCCTGGCGGACACCGATCGCAAATACAAGAAAGGCCTCCGCACACCAGGTCAAGCTACCGCAACGATCCTGGCCGATCCGCGCAATGCCAGCCATGTGCGCATGTTCCAGCTATCCCAGGACGATAGCGACGAAGACATCCTTTGGGCGCTCGGCTGGTCCGATGGCAAAGGTATCGCGCCCACGGTCAACACCGCCGGAGACGATTTCGAGCTCCCCTCCACGCGCACTTGGTGCCTGTTCGCCGGCTATGTCGCCGACTTCCCGTTCGACTTCGCGAGCAATGCCTCGGTGAGCACCGCTGCCACCATTCAGCGTTCTGGCAAGCTCAACTGGATCATCAAGGAAAACCCATGAATCTGGAGCAACTGAAGAAGAAAGGCGGCGTCATTGCTGATGCCCTGGTGCCGAAAGAAGTCGCGTGGAAGCACGTAGACAAGAACGGCAAAACCGTAACCGACAAATTCACGGTCCACATCCGTCGTCACGCCTTCGGTGTGATGGAGGCGATGTTCGCTGGTGGGGAAACTGAGCGCTTCAAAACCGCTCGCTACCTTTCGGCCAGCGTCATGCTGGGCGAGGATGGGACCGAGGAGTTGCCGTTTGATGATGCTGTGAATCTTGACCCTGGGTTGGGCCTGGCGCTTTACAACGCCGTTAAAGCCGTGAATAACCCTCCCCCAAAGAGCTGACCCCGGCTGACGAACTTTGGCATGAGCTTGTGCTGAACGGGATAGGCGGAACATCAATCGCGGAGGCCAAGGCCACGCTTTCCTACGCGGAGGTGCTGGCCTGGGTCGACTACCGAGACAAGCATGGCTCGCTGAATGTGGCTCGCCGGCAAGAGCTGTCCGCAGCGCTGGTGGCTCTTCAGATTAACCGCAGTCGGGGCGGTAAGGCTGATCTCTATGAATTCATGCCGCATCACACACAGTCGGGGATATCGCTGATGAATGCGATGGCTTCTTGGACATAGCTTGTTTCGGCAATATTTTGGGAGAGGCCGTAGGTGATGGTAGATTGCCCTCGTTTAACAGGGAGCGTCTAACCATGGTCGTTGAACCAGACTCCACTCAGGCCTTCGTGATGCTCGCGATGGCCGTGGCTTTGTACTTCACTCCAACGATAATCGCGGCAGCGAGAAGCCACCCAAATCGGGTGTCGATCATGCTGCTCAACTTCTTTTTAGGCTGGACAATTCTGGGCTGGATCGCTTCGCTAATATGGTCGGTTTCATCAGGCGGAAAGCCGGTCAGCATCAACATTGAGCAGGCCACGTCGCCGTCCAGCAAGACTGTTGACCCGTACCAAGAGCTCGAAACGCTGGCAGCCCTCAAAGAGCGAGGTCATATTACCGATGAGGAATTCGATATCGAGAAGAGGAAAATTCTGAAACGGTAG